TTTCTTAAAAGTAAAGTAAACCTCCCCCGAGCATTTCCACAACTTGCAATTGGAATACCAAGAGGATTTGCGAAAACAACTATTATTAAAATATGGGTTGTTTTTCTTATTCTCTTTACAAATAAACGTTGTATAATGATTATTTCATACATAGAAGATCATGCACAAAATATTATTAAAGATGTATGCACAATGCTTTCAAGTCCAAATATTACAACATTATTTGGTGAATGGAATGTTAATATTGAAAGAGATAGAGTTGATTGTAAGATATTTTCATTTCGTGGAAGAAAGATAATTTTAGGTGCTTTGGGTTCTGGTGGTTCTATTCGTGGATTAAACTTAGAGAATGAACGTCCAGATGTAATGATATTTGAAGATTATCAAAAGAAAAAAGATTCTGAAAATGAAGAGTTAAGTAATAAGATGTATGAAGATATGTTAGGAACATGGATGAAAGCATGTTCTCCATTTGGTTGTATGTATATCTTTGTTGCAAATATGTATCCTACTACTGGAAGTATTCTTAAAAAACTTAAGAATAATTCAGATTGGTTAAGTTTTATTGTTGGAGCAATTCTTGCTGATGGTTCTTCATTGTGGGAAGAACTTCAACCAATTGCACAACTTCTTGATGAGTATGAAAGAGATTTACGAGCAGGACATCCAGAAGTATTTCTTGCTGAAAAGCTTAATGATGAAAATGCAGGACTTAAAGTTGGAATTGATATTACTAGATTACCACGATTTCCATTTGATGAAGATGAAATGCCGTTCGGCCGAGCAATTGTGATAGATCCAGCTTTAGATAATCCCAATTCTGATTACAATGGAATTGGATTAGTAGGTTTGTTTGATGGTATTCCAACACTTGAGAAAGTAAAGCTTGCGAAATATTCTCCTTTAGAACTTATAAAGCAAGCTTTGATACTTGGAGTGCAGACTCAAACAAGACTTATTTGTGTTGAAAATGCTTCTTATCAAGCATCACTTCTCTTTTGGTTTACTAAGATATGTACAGATAACAATATTGAAGGATTTCATTTTATGCCACTTAATATTGGTATAAAAAGTAAAAATGCTAAGATAATGGAATCACTCAAATCTTGGATTGCGAAAGAAGTTCATGTAAAGGATGAAGTTCGTCCTGTCATTATTAATGAAATTATAAAGTTCCAACCACTTAAAAGAAATAATCAAGATACGTGTTTGGATCTTTTAACTTTTTGTAAGAAAGTAGTTGAACAATATTCTGAACTTATGGCAATGCCATATGAACCAGAAATGGTAACTGCTAATAGTGCTCGCCCTTTAACTGAATCCGAAAATTGCTCATTCTAAACTTAAAGAGGATATTATGGCGCAAGATGTGGATATTCTTCGTATAGATAGTTCAGCACAAGAACATCTTGCTGATTATATCAAAAATTGTGCTTTAGTTCGTGATGAAGGTTGGCAATTACGAGGACGACTTGAAGATATTGATCGTGCGTATATGCGTGAGAAAGACTTTACAGAAGAACAACGTAAAGCACAGAAAGCTAATAAAGCTGGAGATCCAACTAAACTCCAGAATATGCAAGTTCCAATGATTATGGAGAGTGTGGAGAACTCTGTATCATTCCTTACCAATGTATTTCTTCTTGATTACCCAATGTATAAGTTTGTAACTGATCCAGAATATGAAGATATTGCACTTATGTGGAATACATTGGTAGGAGAGGATCAAATACATTATGGTTGGGCTGCGCAATTCAATATTGCATTTCGTAATGGTGCTAAGTATAACTTTGCTCCTATTGAATGTGATTGGGATACGCAGATTTTACATAAACCAATGAATGGTTCTGGTAAAAGAGGTGTTACTATTGAGCAGTTACTATGGGAAGGTAACTGTATTTACGCTCCAGATCCATATAATACTATTTATGATCCACGAGTTCCTATTCATAGATGTCATATAGAAGGTGAATTTGGTGGTTATATTCGTCATATGACACGAATTCAACTTAAAATGTATCTTGCATCTCTTGGTGAAAGTAGACTTAAGAATGATGTAAAAGCTTTTGAAGCTCCAAGTTGGGATGTTTCATATTATACTCCTTATATTAATCCTTCAGCTATACTTCGAGATAAAAATTGGTATGATGGAGCCTTTAACTGGGTTAATTGGGTTACTGATAATGCTCGTGACCATATTGAATACCAGAATATGTATACAGTGGTTAAATTGTATGCACGTATTATGCCTTCAGAATTTGGTATTCGTGCTCCAAGAGATCAAACTCCTGATGTTTGGAAACTTATTTGTGTAAATGGTGTAATGGTTTATGCAGCACCAATACCAAATGCTCATAATTACCTTCCATTAGTTATTGTACAACCACTTGTGGATAATCTTGATCATCAAACAAAGTCACAAGCTGAAAATCAAATGCCATTTCAAGATATGGTATCAGCTTTATGGAATGCAACACTTCAAAGTGCTCGTAGAGTTGTAACTGATAGAATGTTATACAATCCACTTCTTGTTGATCCTGATCATATTAACTCCCCAAACCCCTCTGCAAAGATTCCACTTCGTCCTACTGCTTATGGAAGGAAATTAGAGGAAGCTATTTATCAAATTCCTTTTCATAATGAAAATGTGCAATTTTGGATGCAAGGAGCTAATGGAGTTGCTGAATGGGGAATGCGTGCTAATGGTCAAAATAAGGTAAGTGTTGGTCAATTCCAAAAAGGTAATAAACTTCAAAGTGAATTTGATACAACTATGGCAAATGCTAATTCCAGAGAACGAACTCAAGCTATTATGTGGGAAGCTACTGGGATGCAGCCAATTAAAGAAATGATTAAGAACAATATTCTTCAGTTTGCACCTAATGGTAAGAAATACAATAGAACTGAAGGAAAGATGATAACTGTTGATCCTTCTAAAATGAGAGAAATTGCTGCTGAATTTGAAGTTGGTGATGGACTTCTTCCAATTCAGCGACTTGTAAGTACTGAACAGATGCAAGCAGGAATGCAAACTATTGCATCTGTTCCTGGGATTGCTACTGGGTATGATCTTCCACCTCTTTTCTCATATTTGATGAAAGTATCTGGAGTTGATAAACTTAGTAAATTTGAGAAATCAGTAGAACAGCGTCAATATGAACTTGCACTTGGTGCTTGGCAGAATGCAGCAACTAATTATGCTAAATCTGAGAAAACTCCAGAAGAGATTGCTAAAATATTAGGCCCAATGCCACAACCACCTCAACCTACTAAACCAGGAGTTAAAAATGCCCCAACTACGTCCTGATAGTATCTTTTCTGAATTTGCATTTTCTCAAGAAGAAAAAATAAATGCTCGAATACTTAATACTTTACAAATTGCATTTCTTCAAACAAGATATTGTGAAATATTCAAAGAAAAAGGTTCTACTTTACTTCCAGAAGAAGGCTCTCTTGATAGAAGCTTTCTTTTACGAATTGCTGAGTTAGATGGGAAATTAAGTATGATTCAAGAAATATTTGATGCTCATAAAGCAGCAATTTCAGAATTAAGTGTGTTTAAACAACAAGAATCTTCAATCAATCCAGTTAATGCAGCAACAATTGATACTATCGCTACTCGTGCAAGTCAACAAGTTCATAAACAACAGGAGTCCTAAACCATGTCAAGCGTACTAAAAAATCCATTTTCCTCTGTTCCTGCACAATCTCTTGGAGATCCTAATAATAAAGCAAATCAAGGACCACAAAATCAACCTAATCCTAATGCAAGACAACAACCTAAATCTGGAATGCAACCAGATCCTATAGAAAATCAAATTGATGATAATAATCCAGATCCTGATAGTAAAAACAAAGAAGGGAATGACCCCCTGCTGGAATTTGGTAAGTTATGGGAAAATGAAGTTGAAGATCCGAAAAATCCCAAACCGAAAGAACCAACTTCTTTTCTCCCAGTTATTGATCCTAGAAAACTTGGTGAAATGGTTGGTAAAATGGACTTTACTAAGTCCGTTACTCCTGAGCAACTCACAAAGATTACTGCTGGTGGAGAAGAAGCTACTAAAGCTCTTCTTGATGTTATTAACAATGTTGGTCGCCAAGCCGTAACTGTCGCTTTTCATTCTAGCACTAGACTTGCCGAAAAAGGTATCTCAAATGCTCAAGAGCGTTTCCTTGAGAAGGTGCCTTCACACGTAAAAGATATTATGGTGCAGAATGGTTTATCCGATTCTAGTGCTATCATGAAAAACCCTGCTTACGCACCTCTTGTTGAAGGTGTAAGAGCTAGATTCCAAGCCCGTTATACTAAAGCATCTCCTAGTCAAATAGAATCTGCTGTGAATCAGTATTTTTCTAAAATGGCTGCTGACATTACTGGTGCTCAGGAAAAGAAAGATAGTCCTGTAGCAAATAATGCAGACAAACTTAGAAAAGGTTCACCAGATGCAGATTGGGAGAATTGGCTACAAAGTGAACTAAACGGTACTAAGTCTGAATCTGGTTCAGAAATTACACTTTAATTTATTAGGAGATTTAAACAATGTTAGGCAAACCGTTCATTAATGCGGGGAACCTAAAACAGGTAATGAACCCTGGGGATATGATTGACCTCAGTGAACAACCTATTTTTGGCTATCCTCTTACTGGAAACCAAGCTTTACTTGCTTCTGAATTGGTTCGTAGTGAATTTATTGCACTAACTGGTGGTGTTGCATTTACTCTTACTTTGCCATCAGCTGATGCAATTATAAAATCTATTATTGGGAGTCTTAATAAACTTTCACCTCCTGATAATGCACTTTATGGAAGTTTGCCAGGTCAGAGTGTGCAAACACAATGGCCAGCAAACGTACAACCATTACAACCGGGCTCTTCATTTCGTAGAACATTTCGAAATGAAAATTCTGGCATTACTACTTTTGCTGCACCAGCTACTGCTGGTATTCAAACTCTTGGTACGTTGACAGTTGCTGCAGCACTATGGGCTGAATTTTTGTTTCGAGTTCTTAGTTCAGCTCCTAGTATAACAATTCCAGTAACAACTACTAACACTACACTTACATTGACAAACGTTCCAGCAGATTTTATTGCAAACGTAACACCTGGAATGTCTGTTTATGGTGTTGGTATTGGTGCTGCGGCAGTAGTTACTGCTGTGAATTTGGATACACGAGTAATTACAGTAAGTGTTGCCAGTACCGCTACGGCAGATAACGTAGGGGTGTTGTTTACTCCCACCGTTACAGTCCAGCGCCTTCGTTCTGGAACTAACGTTTAAAGGAGATGAACAATGGCCACGGGTATTGTTGGTTCTAATTTACTTACTAAAGATCAAGCTGCGAAATCATTTGCAGCAATGATTGCTCGCTTCATGCCAATGGGGGATGCTCCCTTATTTGCAATGACGAGTATGTTGAGAACTGAAACTGCTGTTCAGTTCCAACATGGCTTCTTTAGCAAATCAATGATCTTTCCCTCAGTAGTTCTATCAGCTCAAGCTGCAATTGCGGATAATATCCTGTCAGTTACTTCGACAGCAAATATTATTCCTGGGATGTTGCTACGCCCAGATGGAGCTGCAACTGAAGTAATGCTTGTTCTCGGTGTATTGGGAACTACACAGATTCAAGTGCAACGGGGAGTTGGTAATATTGCTCCGGCAATTATTCCCATTAGCACTTTGTGTATTCAGATAGGTAATGCGTCTGAAGAAGCTTCACTTCGTCCGCTGGCAGTTTCTATCAGCACTGTTCTTCAAACTAACTTAACCCAGATTTTCAGAAATACTTGGGCAGTTAGCGGAACGGCTGCTGAAACTAAAATGATTGCTGGTGAAGGGAATACTGCTGAATCCAAAATGGATTGTGCTGCTCTCCACTCTGCTGATATGGAGAAAGGTGTCATTTGGGGTCAGAAGTTCCTTGGAATGAAGAATAACCAGTTGTTCCACACAATGGATGGTATAATTTCTATTGTTGGTTCATTGGCTCCTTCTAATATAACAACTCTTGGTGCAACTACTACTTTTACCCAATTGGAAACTGCAATTGATCCAGTATTCAATGTAAGAACGGATCAAATGATTGGGAATGAGCGTATTATGTTTGTTGGTGGTTTTGCGCGTAGAGTTCTAAATAACATCTTCCGTCTAAACAGTGCTTACTTCGTCCAAAATGGACAAACATCGTATGGCTTGCAATTTGATACTGCCAAGCTAACTCGCGGTGTTATTAGAATCGTTGAGCATCCTCTTTTGAATGCTTATGGTTCTACATCTTCGTTTGCTAAGATGGGTATTGTTGTTGATCTTGCTTCTTTCAACCTTGCTTACCTTGGTAATCGTAAAACAAAAGCCCTGGATATTATGGGTGAAGATGGAATTGATGCTGTTGGTGGAACACTTACTACGGAAATGACTTGTTTGATTAAGAATCCTCAAGCATTTGCTATTCTGTATAATTTTACTGCTGCTGCTGTTGGTTAATCCAAGCTATTAACTGGGAGGGGAGGAAACTCCTCTCTCGGTTATTTTTTGTTGTTCTAAAAAGGAGTATCAAATGAGTTCCAAACGGTATTATTCTAAAGTTGCTGGTTCAAGATTTTGTTTTTCAGATGGACAAGATGTAATTTTTGCTTTTGGTTTCACTGATATCAATGAAAAGAGTGCTCCTGGTAAGTTTCAAGGAACTACTCAGGAGGATCCTAATAATGGACGTTTAAGATATCAAGTTTACCAAGAAGAACTTGATGCAATTCTTGGTAGAAATCCACTTATTTTTGTTCAAGATAAACTTCCTGAAAAAGTTCCGGAAGTTCAACAAAATGCTCTTTCAGAAGCAGATTTAAGAGCAAAAGATACAGCACTTGCTAGAGCTGTTGGAAATAATCTTGTTGCTCAACAAGAAATTGGTGTTTCTGGTGGAGATGGACAACCTACTGATCCAAATGCTAGCACTGCTGATATTGCACTTCGAAATGCTTTTGCAAATGAAGGTGCAAGAGTGCTTCCAGCTAATGCTGGAAATGCAAATGGCAGAGTAGCTCAAATTAGAGCTGAAATGGAAGCAAAAAGAATTTCAGAAAGTGCTGCTCCATCAATTTCAGGCTCTTAAGGAAAATTAAATGTCACTTAATATACATGTTAAAAATCTTGGGCCTGAAAAAGCAATAGTAACACTTGTTGTTACTGAAACAGGAGCGAAAGTTGATAGTGTTAAAAATTGTATTTTAGATCCAAAACAAACTTCACCAGAACTAACTATATCTTATAGACAATCAGTAATAGTAACTGAATTTAAGTAATTAACTGAAAACTGGACGCGCTTACTATGGCTACTCCTTACGAACGAATTTATCAATATGTTCAGGATGATATAAAGCGTCCTGATTTGATAGATGTCATTGGTAGGCGCGTTCAGCGTGCTTTACTTAAATTTCATAGAATTGATGTTTGGAAGAAAGATCTTATTGAAGCACGATACATGTTTCCTACTGCAAATTCAGCAGTTGTAGTTCAGGAAATAACTGGTGGTAATTCTTTATTTATGAACTCAATGCAACAAGTTGGACAACTTTATGTTCAACAAATAAATAAAGAATTGCTAACACGAGTTCGTAAGATGATGTATATCCGTAAATGGGTTACTACGGATCAGAATGGCTTAACAACTTATGATCCTCAATCTGGAACTCTTGGAACTTCTGCTGGTGGTGATCTTACAGAAAGAAGTCCAGACAGAATGTTTGATGGTTATGGTGGTGATCTTAATGATGTATTTTATGAAAGTGGTCAGTTTATAAATATTAGAAGTTCAACTCCACTTTCTCAAGTATTTATTGGATATTTTGCTGATCCAATTATTGAACCAGTAGCAAATATTGCGAGTTGGATTGCAGTAGATTATCCACAACTAATTGCTTCTGAAGTTGCTTACCGAGTAGCTCTTTCAATTGGTAAAAATGAAGAGGCTGCTGGATTTAAAGATTCAGTAAGTCAAGAACTAGCATCTTTACAAGCAAATAATATTCGACTTGCCTTAAGTTAAAGAATAGGAGATAAGAAATGAGTCAAACAATTTGGGGTGATACTAATGGTAGTGGTGGAGCAACATTAGTTAATTACCCTGTTACAATTCAAGTTGCAAGTCAGCAAATTCTTGGTGCAAATGCTTCTCGAAGGTATCTTGAAATTCAAAATAATCATGCTACTGAAGATATTTATGTAAATTTTGGAGCTGCTGCAACTGTTGCTAATGGACTTTGTATTCGTTCAAGAACTACTAATCCAACTGGGCAACCTCAGAAATTTGCTGTTCCTCCTACAAATACTGTCAATATTATTGCTGCAGGAGTAAACAACGCAGTAATAGTTACAGAAGGAACTTAAATGCCTACTTATATTGTTGATCCACTTAATGCTGCAACTCCAACTGATCAACAAGGCGCTAAACAAGGTGCGGAAGAGTTTCGTGCATTAAAAGCATATATTGCTGGACTTATTGGGCTTCCTGTTAATTTTCCAGGATTTAGAAAGAATAAAATTTACAATGGTAGCTGGAGATTTGACCAAGAGAAAGAAGGAGCACTATATACTGCTGGAGCCTTAGTTCAAACAGTTGATGGTTGGACTGCCAGTCTTATTGGCACTGGAGTATTTAAAGTTCGGCGACTTGTTGATCCAGACTTTCCTTCTCAATACTGTTTAGAAGTAACCTGCACTACAATAGATGCTGCTATTGCTGCTGGGGATTACTACATTCTTAAGCACGCCATTGAAGGATACGATGTAGCTGATCTTCGTACTGGAACAGCTACAGCCAAACAGATTACAATATCTTTTGATATGAAGTTTTCTGTTGCTGGAGTTTATGGAATTGCAATTCAGAATAGTGCAACAAACCGTTCTTATGTAGGAACTGTTACACAGAATGTTGCAAACACAAGAGAAAGTAAAACTGTTACTCTTACTCTTGATACAGCAGGTACTTGGTTGTATACAAATGGTATTGGGCTTCAGTTATCTTTCTGTCTTGCTGGAGGTTCTGGATTTCAAGCTGCTGCTGCTAATATATGGGGAGCAGGAGCTTTCTATACAGTTGCTACTCAAGCAAACTTTATGTCCAATGTGGCGAATATTGGTTATATTGGTCGTATTCAGTTGGAAAAAGGTATAGTTGCAACAGAATTTGAAGAAATAAGTTATGGAGAAGAATTAAGAAGAATTGAAAGGTACTATAGAAAAACTTTCAATCCAGGACAAGCTATTGGTCAGGCAACTGGCGTGAATGGTGGGGCGTTGTTTTCAGACTATGCTTTCGCTGTTAGTGCGGGCTGCATTGCAAATTGGCGTGGTACGATGCGTGCTGACCCTACTGTTACCACCTATAATCCTATAAGTGCCAATGCTAATTGGAGGGATACGGTGAATATTGCAGATACAAATAGAAATATTATCTTGTCTAGTATGAACAACGTGGTAATTCAGGCTGATACAAGTACTGCTTCAGGAGTGATGTATTATATCCATGCTACTGCAAATGCGAGGCTTTCCTGATGTTCAAACTTACAAACACCAATGCAGTCACTCGTATCTCGGATGGGGCACAGCTCCCAGCAAAATTTGAGAAAGGCTCATTGGTAGAACTGGATGAACATTCTCCATTTGTAAAAGAATTGAAAGATTGGCTTGCTGCTGGTAATGTTCCAGAAGCTGCTGATCCTGAACTTATTCCTTTACCACCAAAGTCATTAGTTGATCAAATTTTAGATTCTCCTGATTTTGTACGATTTAAGACAGAATTAAAGAAACCATAAGTTATGTCACAAATAGCTTATCAAGCTAATTTAGCTTCTGGATTTTATCCATTTCTCTCCCGGTATCAGGGACAAACAGTTATTAGTGTTGGAAAAGATCAAGCTTTTCGACAAACTGCAATAATTGGAGAATCTGATAAAGATGATAATAAGGGAGTTCCTCAACTTTATTATTGTCATAATGCAATTCCTACAGTTCAAGGAATTCAATCAATTGGGTATACACAGAAATTAGCTGGATTAGTTGGAGTTACTAATTTTAATGGAATTTTTCTTCTTAAAGATCCAGAAGAAAATAAATTTCTCTTTTCACCAAGTGGTGGATTTAATTACATTTATAATGCAAATAATACTGCTTGGCAAAGTGTTAGCCCAATTATCTCATATCCAACTAATGCGGATATAACTATTGCATATCTTAATGGTCAAACGTATATTTATTTTGCACGAATTGGATGCTATAAATATAATAGAATAACCAATCTTCTTGAGCCAGTTACCTTAATTGGAATTAATCCTACTCTTATTAACGGTATTTGTGAGTCAAGTGGATTTTTACTTCTTTATGATGATTTCACAATTTATCGTTCTCAAGTCATAAATCAACTTGATTTCACTCCAGATCCAGCACTTGGAAGTGGAAGTTCAATTCCTGAAGGACTTCAAGGAAAAATTGTTTGTTGTTTAAAAATTAATGATGGATTTATTATTTACACAACAGCAAATATAGTAAGTGCTTCATTTTCACAAAATATTCGTTTTCCATTTACATATAATGAAGTTGATGGAAGTGCTGGATTAGTGCATCAATCACAAGTGGCTTGGATAAACAATACTGGTGTTCATTATGCTTGGACAAAAGTAGGACTTCAATTAATTAATAAAAATAAAGCTACAATGATTCATCCAGATGTTACTGATTTTCTAACTTCAAAAATATTTGAAGATTTTGATGAAACAACAAATACTTTTACTACTACAAAGTTAACTTCATTGCTTAATATTAGTATAGCTATTGTAGGAAAACGATTTCTTGTTATTAGTTACGGAATTACTGAATTAACTCATGCTTTAGTTTTTGATTTATCTATTAAAAGATGGGGAAAATATAAAATTACTCATGTTGCTGCGTTTGAGTATTTTATTCCAAATCTTTCTGGTGAAATTACTTGGGAAATGCTTGGTGAATTGACTTGGGAAAATTTAGGAGAATCTACTTGGGAAGATTTTACTTCTCAAATTGAAACAGTTGAGCAACCTAAAGATACTCTTGCATTTTTACTTAAAGATGGAACAATTACTACTGTACAAATGGATCAAATTGGTACAAATCATAGTGGAGTAGCTGTTTTTGGTAAATACCAATATATTCGTGAAAGATTACTTCAATTGGATGATATTGAAGTAGAAAATATTGATCAAGATATGGCAAATTTTACATTAGTTCTTCTTTCAAGTACAAATGGAAAAGTTATTGATCAAATAACTACTCCATTTCTATCTGAAAATGCCGATACATATAGAAAGTATAACTCAACTGTAAATGCTAAAAATCATACACTTGCATTTAAAGGAACTTTTTGCCTTTCTTCAATGCAATTGAAATTTAATCAGGTAGGACGTATGTAATGTCACAAAGTCAAAATATAAATTCTGAAGTTAATTTAGGACTTCCAGTAACAGCACCAGATGAAATTCAACATCCTGAAGTTATTATTCTTTATAGACAATTTATTAAAACTGCAAATATCTTATTAAGAGCACTTGAACAATATGTTGGAGTTACACAACAATCTCCAGAACAATGGAATGTAGTATCTCCAATAGAAACAATTTTAAGAAGTCTTGCAGGAAGATTTTATTGTCAATTTTCAGAAGCAGTTTCTTATGGTGATTTTGTTAACATTCATAATGTAGCTGGAATTGCTAATGCTCGTAAAGCAAGTGCTACATCAGGATCAGTAAAACCAGCACATGGATATTGTAATATTATAAATGGAGTAGCTCTTGGTGCATTTGGTGAAGTAATTTTGAGTCAAGGAATTTTTCAGCTTGTAGGAATCTTGCCTGGCCAAGCATTTTATTTATCTGAAACTACTCCAGGACTTGCAACTGTTACTGCTCCAGTAGGTGCAGGGCAATTAGAACAATTTTTGGGAATTGGTATTCGAGCAAATATAGCGTATATTGATATTACACTTGGGCAATATATTCAACATTAACTTTTAGGAGATCCAAATGTCACAAGCTTCTGATAAAGCAAACATTAAATCATTGGATGCAGATTTGCTTAAAAATATACAACAAAATGCAGCTGGTGTTAATCCTAATCCTAAGTCAGGAAAAACACTTCCTGAAGTAAAACCAGTTCTTCCTGATCGGGTATTTATTGCTTCAGATGGTTCTTATTACAAAGCTAAACATCCTAAGACTCCCGGATGTGCTGAAGTAAATTTTCCAACTCCTGCTCAATTACGGTATCTAACTGAAGAACCAATATCTGAAATTCAACTTGGTAATATGGTTCATAAGGATAGAACATATGAGTAAAACAGAGTATCTTATTGAACAAGTAATGGCTTCTGCTTCAGAAAACGATACCATTATTATTGTTCAAAAAGGTTCTTCTGAGGAAGCAATTGGAGAAGAAGATGAAACTGAAGAAGAATGGAATGAGGACATTCTAGATATGATGTTTGGTGGTAATGAAATGGGATTAGCTGGTGGTGGCGGTGGTGCTGGTAGTGGAGGTACTGATATTGGTGCAATTCTTCAAGGGTCAGCAACTCCATAATGCCTCCAACTTCTAAACCAATCTCTGCTTTTGCAAATGGTAATCCTCCCCAAGTTGGAGATGAGTTGGTATTTGAACGTGCAAATGTTACACTCAAAATTACTTGGGCACAGATGCTTGCAGCAATGCCGGGCGGTGGGGGAGCACCAACTGATGCTGAATATATAGTTGGTGCTCTCCATGGAGGACTTACTGCTGAGAGAGTTGTAACAGATACAAGTGAGATTACTTTTGATCTTGCTACTGCCGGTCAACTTAAAGCTAATGTTGGAGCAATTGCACAAGCAAAAGTTACTGGATTAGTTGCTGATCTGGCGGGGAAAGAATCTACTGGAGTTGCTGCTGCACTTGTTACAGCTCATGAAGCTGCTCCAGATCCACATCCACAGTATCTTACTTCTGCTGAAGCAGATGTTCTCTTTTTGACTCCTGCGGAGGGAAATGCAGCCTATGATGCACTAGGAGCCGCAGTAGCAGTTGTAGTTGCACACGAAGCAGCAGGAGATCCTCATCCACAGTATTTAACACCAGCTGAGGGAAATGCTGCTTATGATGTTCTTGGTGCTGCTGCTGCTAGACAACAAAATATTCAGTTTAAAGATGAAGGTGTAAATCAAGGTGTAGCTGGTGGAGTTGGAATTGTTAACTTTGTAGGTGCTGGAGTAGCTGCTGTAGAGGCAGGTGGAACTCTTACAGTTACTATTGCTGGTGGAGGTGGTGGAGGAAGTGCAGATATAATTGCTGCCACAGTAAACGTAGCAACTCCTACAATAGAAGCAGAAATAGTTGTAGTTGATGCAGCTGTTGCTGCTACTGATAGAATTCTTGTTTCTTGGGGTAATTGCGCTCAAGAAGATGCAAATCATCCAAGTATGGGGAATGTAGCATTTAATGCCATAGCAGGAGTAGGACAATTTATTCTTGAGATCTTTTCTCTGGATAACACCATGCTTTTTGGTGATTTCAAGATCAACTATATGAAGGCTGCTTAACATGCCACAAATTGTTGACGCAAGAGGTAATCCATTTGAGGGCCAATTAGACCAAATTGGTGGTGGTGTAATTACTGATGCTAGAGTTTCAAGTGCACTTCTTGGTGCTCTCAATGCTGAAATTGTAATGGACTTAAATGGTAAAGCAGTTGCAGTTTTTGATCTAAGAACTGCTGCTGGAGCACTTACAGTTGTGTTTGAAGGCACACTGGATGGAGCTAATTACTTTACATTACCAGCTTTCATTAATCTTCAAACAATTGTTGCGGCTGTTCTTGCAGAAGAATATACTGCTGCTGTTGTGAGTACTGCTGCTATGAGTGGCTTCTATACAGTAGGTGTTTCTGGACTTCGCAGAGTTCGTGCACGCATTTCTGCGTATACTTCTGGAAATATCACAGCTACTGCACGTGCTTCAATTTCTGATTGGATTATTTATGGTCGTCCAGTTCCTGCTACTAAGCATGTAACAGTAACTGCTGCTGCAAATACTGCTGCAACTATTACACTTCCAGCCGCCGGTGCAGGACTTTTTCACTATCTTACTTACTTAAATTGCCGCCGTAATGCAACTGCTGCACTTGCAGGAACTGCAACACTTATTATCACATCCACCAATCTTCCTGGCACACCTGCTTGGAGTAATGGTAATGCAATGGTTGCTGGTGGCACAGTTGAAGATATTGATTATCAACCAAGTAGTCCACTCAAAAGCTTACTTGCAAATACAGCAACAACAATTGTTATGCCTGCTGCTGGCTTAGCAGTTCTTAATCGCGGTAATTGTTCGTATTACGTAGGTGCATAAAAGGAGAACGTAACATGGGTATCGAACTAATACTACTAATAGTAGTTATTCTCTTACTTACTGGTGCTTTTGGTAATGCGCCTCCGCCGCAGAATATAGTATGGATCATTGTAGTGATTGCTCTCGTTATCTGGCTTGCTACTGGATTTTCTGGATACCACGGTTACTGGTGGAAGCGGTAGTATGGCTGAGCCAGAACATATAGGTTTAGAAGAAGAGCGCAGGCATCTCAGTTGGAGATATATTATCTTAACTGTTACACTTGCGCTTATTTCTGGTGGGCCAGCTTTCTTAATGGCTTGGAATGCGAGTAATAAAGCAGGAGATGCTGCAACTCAATCACAGGAAACTCACAAAGCTGTTAACAGTCGCTTGGATGAGTTTATGAAAACTTACAAGCAAGCAGCAGGAGATGCAGCACTTCTTAAAGAACGCAAAGAAGTAAAAGATTTGAAAGAAGAACATCAAGAAAATCTTTCAAATGAGATTGACTATAGCAAGCACAGGAAAAAACAATGAGTGATACAATTAAGCTATTGGTGAATGAAAAGGAAGTTTTCAAACACATTTGTGATGTGGTTGTTCCTCCTATTCCACCTATTCCTCCTATTCCAACATTAGGCGGTTATACTGTTAAAGCTGGTAAACTTTTTACACCTGAAGGTATTAGACTTCGCATAAAAGGTGTTTCTCACTTTGGGTTCAATGTTGCTAAAACACTTCAACCACAATGGATGTGGGGACAAAATTGGAAAGTTCAACTTAAGCAAATTCAAGATGCTGGTTTTAATGCTGTTCGTGTTCCATTCATTCCAGATACACTCTACTCGCCTGCTTCTGCTCGTGGATATGTTGATCCAGGAATAAATCCAGGACTTACAGGACTAACACCACTCCAATTCTTAGATCTTTGGATGGCAGAGGCAAACAGACTTGGCTTGTATATCATGCTTGATTTCCACTCTGTTAGTGGAAGATCTCTTTACTTTCATTGGTTTGTTGGAGAACCTTTGCACTACGGAGCTGGCCGTTGGGTAGAAACTTGGAATCAACAACCCTACAGTGAAGCTAATTGGATACGTGATCTTGTATTTGTTGCAAAGCGTTATGCATATCTTCCTAAGTTCTTTGCACTTGATATTTTCAATGAACCCCATGATCTTGTAACTTGGGGTAAACCAACACCTGGTAAAGTCTCATGGAAAGATGCAGCAGAAAAAGCAGCAGCTGCAATACTTGCTGCAAATCCAAATCTGCTAATCTTTGTTCAAGGAATTAGTGATAACTTTGAAGGTCCAGAAAAGAACATTCCAATCAACTGGGGTGAGAACTTTCAACCACAGTTACGTGCACCACTTCTTATTCCAGCAGAAAAACTTGTTCTTTCCCCTCATTCTTACGGTCCTGATGTTTACTATGAGAATGAGTTTGATGCTGTTAACTTCCCAGATAATCTTCCAGAGAATTGGGAACAATTGTTTGGTCAATTCTATCCAAATCATGCTGTTGTTGTTGGTGAATGGGGTGGCCGTTATGGTGTTGGTGGTGTAGGAATTAAAGATAAACAGTGGCAAAATGCTTTTGTTAATTATCTGATTAGTAAAGGTATGACGGATACTTTCTACTGGTGCTGGACTCCTAATAGTGATGACACTGGTGGTATTCTTGATGACAATTTGAATGTGCGAGCTGACAAGATGGAATTACTTAAGAGACTCTGGGAGTAATGTGGCGGATAAACCTTTAATACGAGAACTTGGAACAACTCACTTTGAAGTAGTTCACAATGAACTTACAAGAAAGTGGCATGGCCGTATTGTGAATGATCAAAATGGTGAGATTCAGTGGTCTACTGAAGAATTAAATAGTAAAGCAGCTTGTCTCATTGCTATTGAAGCAGCTAGACTTACAAATACCTACACTGTAACTAAAATTGTTACAGATAAAACTGGACCAAAAAAATGACACTTGGAGAAAAGCAAAGATTGTTTGTTTACCTACAGGGAGTTTTCATACTGTGGTGTTATGCTAATGATTATGAGTTAAGTGATGGAGAAGCACATAGACCTCCTGAGCTTTCTGCACTTTATGCTAAACAAGGAAGAGGAATAAGAAATACATTACACGGAATTCGACTTGCAAGAGATTGGAATCTTTTTAAAGATTTATCTCTACCAGGTGATGAAGATATTTACCAAAAAGATTCAGAAGCATATCGTCCTCTTGGAGATTTTTGGAAATCACTACATCCACTATGTAGATGGGGTGGAGATTTTTCCACTAAAGATGGAAATCATTTTTCCTTGGAACACGAAGGAGTAAAATAATGGCTGAACCTAGAGTATCTGGTGGTAGTTATTCAGATCTTACCTCTTTAGGTAATCTTTTTACACAACTTGGTGGATTGTATGGAACTGGAACTACTACCACTAAATCCAGCACATCATCTTCTGCGGATGCTCAACAACAAATTTTGCTTGACCAAATTTTAGGTGTAAATAATAGTGAATACTTAGATGATATGGTAGCAAATATCATGAGTCGAGCTAAACAAGAATTTGCTCCTATTCTTGGACAAAGTCTTGGAGCAGGAGAACGAGCATATAGTTCAACAGTTGTGCATCAATTAGCAAATGAAGCAACAGCAAGAGCGGCTGGTGCTGCTGCTCAAGCTAAACTTGACTTTTTATCCTCAAATAATAAAACTGCTGCTGGTCTTATAACTGCTAAAATGCAAACTGATAAAACTACAACAACTAAAACAAATGCAGCTCCTGCTGCAAAAGGACTTAATGTTATTGGGGCTGGGCTTACTGGGTATTCAATATTTGATAAATTTACAAGAAAAAGAAAAGTTAATGCTTCTGAAGGTGAAGAACCTGAATCTCTTAATGAATTTAATAGTCCAGGAGTTTCAGATCCAAGTATAACATTTGGTGGAGAACCAAGTGGATTTCTCCCAAATAGTGAAACTTTTATAAATGAAAATTTCACAAATGAAGCTTCAACTTTTCAAGATATAGCAACTGCTATTCCAATTGATAATACAAATATAGGAGAGATTTCAGCAGATCTTATCTCTTCATCTGATAGTTTATCTGAAGTTTCTGCAGATATTCCAGCAGATATTTCTACAGATGTTCCAGTAGATACCGGTGATGATTTTGGAGATTTTTTTGATGACTTTGGTGATTTCTTTGACTTTGCTGATGGTGGACAAGTTCCAGCAAGAAATCCAAATGCTGCTCGTTTACCTGGAACTAATATATCTCCTGGAATAACTCTTCCACAACTTGCAGCTTCTCCACCTAAACCTCAAGTTGTAAAACCTGCACCTGCAAAAATTGAGCTAAATGATGTTAGTAATGTTGGTGATATTGATAATATTAGCGATGTTGGTGATTCTGGAACTGGATCAGGAAGTCTTGGAGGTAGTCCAGGTGGTAAAGGGCCTACTAATGCACAAATAGGACAACTTGGACTTGCTGTAATGTCTGGAAATCCAATTGCTATTGGACTATCTCTTGCAAATATAGCAAATCAAAGTCATGAATTTGATAAAGCACAACAAGAATTAAATGATTTTATGGGTCAACTTGCTACTGAATTAGGATCCCCTCCAGGAATTGAGCCAGGACTTGATATGAGTGGATTTGATATGAGTACTAATACTGGTGAACCTGGTGAACCTGATATAGGTGGTGAAGTCGATACTGGATCTGGAGTTGATGTTGGAGATGGAGATGCTGCTGCTGGTGATGGTGAAGATAGTGGAGATGCTGGAGATGGTGATGCTGGTGATGACGGTGGTGATGATGGAGGCGACGGTGGAGATGGTGGAGATGGTGGAGATGG